CGTCATTATCAAAAGAAAGTCCTCGGCGTTCGAGATACCAGCTTGGGGCAACACCCGCAAAACTGGCCGACGCATCGAGCATATAAAGCTTGGCATCATTTGACGCCATCATCACGCGCGCAGTATTCGGAGTGAAATCTGGACCATTCCAGGCCGTCAGATCTGTATTCCACTGGTCAGCGTCAGCCGACCATGCACCGGACAGTGTATTGTCGACGGTGCCGTAATTCGCATGATGCAGATTCGGGATTGTCCGGTAGCTTACGGTCTTGTCTTTGTAATTCCAGACAAGCGCTTTATTCGGAACAGTTGCCCCGATTGAAGTATAGCAAACAAAGACCTCGTTAAGAAACGGATTTTTGAATACAAACGACCGATCGTTGTACGCAACATCCATATCCTTAAAAAGAGCGCGGCGAGCGACTTTATCGAGAATCGAATTTGCACTTTGGCCGTCGTGCACGATCACGTCCGAACCCGTTAAAACGAAGTGATATCCGTCTACCTCCACGATGCAATTGCGGTTCATCGCGCCAGAAACGCCTAAGACCTTTTGGAACGAGAAAATATACGGCGTGCCGATAAAGTCCATGCGCCATACACTTTGCTCCTTATAGACCATAAATGAATCACGCAATTGCAGGCCGTCGATAATCTCGTCGCTGCCTTCCGCAAGGTCATATTCACCCGCGTCTTGAGTTGCATCCGAAGGGTCCCACGTTGCCGGAACACCGCCTGGATCGGCGGCACTGGACCACTTCACCATGTAGCGGTAATTCGTCCCGCTTTTCGTGACGTTCAACGCAATCAGGAAGTTCTTATAGGCCCGCAGCGCCTTGCAATACGTGTTTGCCGGCCAGTTATCGAGCGCGACGCATCGCTGCGCAACGTCGAGGTTCCATCGCTGTGGCGGGTCAACGGTATTCCCGGGATTGAGGATCGGGATGCCGGACAGAACAGTCGATGTCCATTGGTTGGGCTGGCCAGAATAATTGACGTCGGAACCGCTAGTTTGCCGTGTCAAATTCGTGTGCACAGCAGTGCCAGTCGCCGACGTCACGGCATAGATCTTGTTCGCGCCGGCATACAGCCAGTAGCGAGCAGAGTTCACCGTGACCGGCACGACGTGGTACGGCGTCACGGCTGGCGTGCCGTACACTTCACCATGGCCGAGGAACTGCGTGCACGAGCCATCAAGGAACCTCATGTTGCTGGCGTCGGTCCATGCCTGAATCGGCAGTTCATGCGCGCTCAGATCCTTGATGACACCAGCCATGCCACAGGTTTTTACGCTAACGGTCGCCATGCTCAATACCTGATGATGACAACACCGGCTTGGCCGCCACCATTAAATGCACCACCAGCACCATAGCCAGTCGACCCCGGCGGGGCAGTTAGAGAGCCACCACCATCGGTGTTATTCATGTACGTGCCACCAGGCACCTTAAACGTAGAGTTGGCGGTAGTGGCCGTAGTCAAGCCCGACCCCGCGAACGAGCTAGCACCTCCAGAACCAGACGGATTAGTCCCGCCAATACCAACCGTAGCGGTATATGCCGTACCTGGGGTTACGGTGACGATCGACATGCCCGCGTCACCGCCGCGACCAGGAGTACCTGCACCGTTGTTGCCGCCCTGACCGCCATTGACTAGCGTTAGCTCGATCTTCGTTACCCAAGCCGGCGCCGTCCACGTCTGCGTGCTCGTGATGACGACAAGATTTGTAAAGCCCGCCTGCCCCCAAAACGCATTGCTGCCGTCCGTCAGCAGGGCTTTATTCGCATTTCCAGTTTGCGACGGCAACGGGCTTGCCCAACTCGTGGTGATGCCGTCAGTCGTCAGGAACTTGCCGTTGTTGCCTGTGACGCTCGGATAGACCTGCTTCCAGCTTGCGGTCGTTCCATTGGTCGTCAGGAAGTTCCCACTCTGCCCAGTCTGCCCAGGTAGTGATGCAGAGAACGCAGCGGCCGCAACAAATGCCGTCGTCGCGATCTTCGTCGAGTTGTCGCCGAGATCCGGCGTGGTAAGGTTGGAGCCGTCCTTTGCCGCAGGCTGAACGGTCAAGCCGTCCATCAGACTCAACTCCGTGTGCGATGCGGTAACCGCTCCGGTAACTTGCGGGAAGCTTGCCTGAATCGTCGACTTCAACAGGCGGATATGATCATCGCCCTGTGCTTTCTGATCGCTTGCAGTCGGGTTCGTGGCAACAAGGCCATTAATATAGGTCGCGGTTTCGAGGCCCATTGGCCCTCCTATCGAAGTGCGACATCAGAGCGAACACGCATGGTGCCGCCCGATGCCCAGTCGGTGGAATTGATTGCATTCACAGCTTGCTGATACGACTGCTCCCAAACAGGCAAGCGCCCATCGTCCGCAATGAACTTGGCCGACTCGCACAGGCATGCAAAAAGGTATGCGTTCGGATAGCCAGTCAGCAGCCAGTTAGTACCGGCAACCTGGAGCGCGGGCAGCCGAGCCTTGTACATCAGCGACATCGTGTATGCGCTGTCTGGGGTCGGGCCAAGCAGGATCTGCGAGCCGACGATGGTGTAGGCCTGCGGGCGCGCGCTTGGCACGTCCGAATACAGGTGCGAGAACTGTTCCGGCGACAGGTATTCCAGCGTGTAGCCAGGAACGTCCGTAATCGTCAGCGTGCGAATATTGATGATGTCCGTGGGCGCATCGACATAGTTTTAATCCTGCGTCGTAACAAGCGCCGCCGTCGTATCCATCAAGCGCGCGTCAAGGTCGCCATTCAGGCGCATTTCTGCGAGCGTGATTAAGTCCGCGATGGTGTCGTCGAGGTCAGTTCGATGCAGCCACCTACCAACTCGGGTAATGAGCCACTGGTAATCGACTGGCTCAACGACTGGGGAAAGTAGTGTCGTCATCGTTAGCCAATCTCAAGTTCAACAGAGAATTTGATGCTGTCACCGCTCGCCCATGTGACTGGCGACGTTGCGCCCCACGAGTTAGTGCCACCCTCGCTATACAGTACAAATGCTGGCAGGCCGCTCTTTGCTACCGTCACAGATCCAGTATGGAACGCAATCCCGGCCTTCAGTGACTGCACAGATCCAACTGAGACGGCTTTGACTGTGTAGACGTCATACTCAGGCGAAAGCTTGAAGGTATAAGTGCCGCTTCCGAATGTGGTGGTTGTACCGAATGCAATCTCGAAAGAAACAAACAAGCGCTTGCCCGATCGCGTAACGCGGCCAATTAACGTTCCATTGCCGATGGCCGGCGCTGTGCCGCTGGCGAGCCATTGCGGCGTGAATGTGTCCCCCAGCGTATCGACATAGTTGGTTGAGTTGCCGCTCTGATCGAGCACCGAGAATCCGTTTGCGTATGAGTTCCGGCCAATTGTGTTGTTCTGTGATCCGGAGCCTACCGTCACGTTACCCGCAATGCAGTTTCCCTCTATAACGCTATCAACACCTAGAACGGTCATTGTTCCGCCAAGAATCGCCATGCGGTTGCCGGTGACAATAGCCTTCTTGGTGTTGGCGTTGAATAACAGCCCAGTAGTGTCGCAGTTGGAGATGATCGTCGTAGATGAGCCGGCCAAGTCGGCCAGCACTCCACCGAGGCAATCGACATTCACCAGCCGACGATCACCGTTTGTTTCTGAGTCTGGATACTTTACTGCTGCCGCAGTCAGATCGTTCCTGTAATAAGTACCGCCCGAGATAGTGCTACGCAGGCCTGCTTGCGATGCCGTGTATTCAACACAGTAACCATCCATACCAAGGATGTCGCAGTTGATAATCCGCTGATCGGTTCCGCCAGTGATTACAATGCCGCGTCCGGTGCGAGTACTACCATTACCATTCAGGGCTATATCGCGGATCTGTGCGCCGCTCCCAAGCTCAATCATGTCGAAGTTACCGATCTTCGACAAAATGCCGGGACCGATGCCACGCGAATTAGCCGGGGCAGTCAATTTAGCAAAGATGGAGTACTGCATGGACAACTTGTACTTACCCGTGTTCATCGCAGCTTGCACTGCAAGGGTATCGTCCACTCCGAAGCCTTTTGCCCCGAACCATTCCGGTAACGCCTCGCCGTTATATGCGCGCTTCCAGCGAACGCCATTGCTACTGACAATGACAACACCTCCATCGTCGGCAGTGCTAGTATCGTGGTCATCACGCACGAACATACCCGCAATGCCAGATGGGGCAGCAGTCCCAAGGTAGCCGGTCACATAGACGGACTTGCGCGGCCCAGTGTATTGGCGCAATGAGGCATAATCTGCAAGTTGGAGCGCCGCCAGATCGGCAACTTGGTCGGATGGGTCTTCAAGCAGCACGTCAGCCAGAACCTGCGTCTGGAAGCCCGTCTTTTTGATAGTGATGGTGTATCGACCATCGGCAGCGTAGAACGAGTAGTTGCCACCGTCGTCGGTGTAGATGGGATTACCCATCAGCGTGCCGGCGTTATCCGAATACAGCGTAGCAAGGTCGCCATTAGAGGTCGTGACAGTGACCTCTGCGCCCTTGAGGGGCATTACTGGCCGCGACGAGAAGGCGGCATCAATGTACTTTTGCATGCGTCACCTTTCAGACGCGGCCAGGCCACACACGGAAGTGCGACAGGCTCGGATCGTTCAGCACCCGGCGCACATGCTCACGGTTGCCCATGAACTCGCGGAAGCTGATCTTGTTGTCGTTGCAGTACTTCTCTACGATCACGTTAGGAATGCGCGCGGCCAGCTTCATGTCGCTGGAGCCGTGATTGCCCTCGACGTGATCGCGCTTGCACAGTTCGGCAATCGGCGTGCAGTCCTGTACCCGCTCGATGTGCGTTTTGCCGTCGGCCTCGACGACGTTCGTCTGCAGGTCGTCGTATTGGTCGATCACAGGTTCTCCAGCGGTACGATGTTGACTTTGCCGGCTGCGGAGTCCTGGATTGCCGCGATGTGCGTGACGCCTTGCGGGACGTGAAGTACAACGGCGTCGGCAGGCTGTACGAGCGTGTCGGAGGCGGTCGCTACGACAGTCGACGTTCCGATGCGTACATAGCCAGCATTCGTGCCAGCGACGCGGATATAGCGCGGAATCTCGCCACTGAGTGCAGTAGGGATTGCGACGCGCGAAGAAGTGCCGGATGTCGTGATAGACGCGCCGGCAGAGAGAACGGTAATGAAATCGTCCATGCGATGCTCCTTAGAAGATACCCCGCCGAAGCGGGGCCGGTGTCACATCACAGGGATTACAGAATGTCGTACACGGCACCGTTAGCTTTGGGCGTGCGGCACTCCAGCGCGTACTCGACGATGATTTCGCGCTTGTCGGCGTCACCAGTCTTTGCCAGTTCCACGGTCTGGAACGGACGCAGCATGGCCAGAGCCCATTTGTCAGACTGGACGACGAACACGTCACGAGCACGCTGGAAGCGCGACGGGACAGCCTTCAGTTCGCCGAAGTCCGAGATGTAGACGTCCACCGACGCGGTGACGGTCTTGTCCTCGCCCTTGTCGAAACGGGTCGAGTTACCGGTGAAGGTGGAGAACGTCTGCTTGGCAGACGGGCCCATGAAGATCATGTCCGGATCGCCACCAGCGGTGAAGATCTTCTGCAGGACGTTCTTGAGGCGAGCCTCGGTGAACGCTGCTTGCGTGCCGTCGGTCTGCGCGGTGTTGCCGGTGTAGCTTGCGGCGACGTAGCCAGTGCCTGCATCCACGTTGTCGACGATCCAGCCGATGGCACCACGGGTCTGACGCGGCGACGTGGCCTTGACGGCGTTTTGCAGCAGGCCGTACTCCATGTCGCGCTTCAGTTCTTTCGACTTCAGCGTCATCTGGTAGGCCAGTTCGTTACCACGACCTGCCGGGTTCATCGCTTGCTGCGAACCCGACACGATTACGGTCTTCGTCGAAATCTGCGTGTTGTTGTTCAGGCGGACGGTTGGCGTGATTGCTGCTGCCGTTGCGTCGTCACCTTCAGCCGCGGCGTTCGATGCAGCAGCGGCCAGGTCTTGGGTCTGCCACTCGTGCAGAGTGTTCGTCGCTTTCGTCTTGCCCATCATGGACATGAACGGAGTAGCGGTCGGGGCGATCATGCCGATGATGTCGGACAGGTCCTCACGATTGCCGACCACGCCAGTGGTCAGGACGGTATTAGTTGGTGCAGCCATGTTGTTGCTCCCTGAAGGATTGGGGCGTCATCCCGACGCGCCGTAAGGATTAAAGGAATGCCGCGAACGCTGCGGTAGCTGCCGCATCCGACCCGCCTGACTTCTTCAACTGCTGTACGACAGAAGTGCGTTTGTCAGGATTGCCGGCGTTGGTTACGCCCGGGCGTTCGACTTTCAGCGGGGTCTGCGCCACTTTCTGCGCAGCCGTCTTCGCCTTCGCCATCAGCTCTTGATACCTTGCTGCATCGCGAGCCAGGATCACCAAACGATGATCTGCGAGGGTCGAAATCTCATCGCTAGTGAAACCTCGGTCCTGCAGGTTTTTAACGAGAGCCGCTTTCTCGGCCTGCGCCTTCCCTTCGTCTTTCCACTCGGGCAGCTTGTCAAGCAAGGCTTGGTGCTGCTGACGGAGGAATTCCTCTCGGGCTTTGGCTTGTTCGGCCTGTTGCTTCTGCTCGGAGTCCTTTTGCTCGGCTTGAACCTGTTGCAGCGCTGCTTGCCTTTGTGTGAAAAGGTGCTGCTGCTTCAGGTATTCAACCGGGTCGGTCTCCAGCAGTTGTTGCCAATCGATGTTCTGCGCTTCTTGCAGGGCACCTTGCAGTTGCTGGGCCATGCTGTTGAGACGCTGCGAATACTGTTCACGCTCTGTACGTGCCGCCTGGATCTCAGCTTCAGCCGCCTTGCGGGCCTCAGCTGCTTCCATCGTCTTCTTCGTGTAGTCCTGTTGGCGTTGATAGCCCTGGGTCAGTTCGGATGCGGCAACCTCGACTTCCTTGCCATCGATCTTGACCTTGAAGCGCGGCTCTTCTGCCTGCGCCTCTGGCTCTACTTCCTGCTGCTCGTCGTTACCCTCTTGTGCCAGCAGTTCTGCGGCACGGTCGTCGTCGCTCTTGGCTTCGGCTTCGGGTTTCGGAGGCTCGGCAGCGGCGCCACCAAACAGGTTTGTGAATGCGTCAACCGCTTGTTCGGTCGACATGCTGGATTCCGGGCTCGGATTGTCCATGTGCTAAATCTCCTTCTCGTGCCATCTTTCAGGCTGGGGAACGCGCGTCATCCCGACGGGCAATTACCGAACGAAA